AGATATGACGCACCTACTGTTGAGGTTACAGCAGAACCTACAGAGATTGCAACAATTAATCGCTTTGGTAAACTTACAGACTATCAGAAAGTAGGAGATGATTACTTTAGGGTAAAAGAGGATGGTACATTATCTTCTGCGCCAGCCAGTGGTTTAACTCGTGCTAATCTTATAAATCCTGATTCACCAATTGTAGACAGAACCGAAGTAGGCGGTGAGCCAACAGAAGATAGGATTGCTTTACCTGTATCTCGTACAGATGCAATTCGCCAACGAAAGATTGATTCAGAAAACCGTGCTGCAGATGAACGCCTAGCAAAGATTGCAAGAGAAGAAGCAGAGCGTCAAGCGGCAGCAGCTGAAGAAGCTCGTAAAGAACAAGAACGAATTGAAAAACAAAACAGACTTGCAGATGAAAGGCTCGCAAAAATTGCTGAAGAGCAACGGCAAAAAGAAATTATTGCGGAACAAACTAGGCGTCAACAAAGTCAGACAGACACTAGTGAAGCAGATAAGCAATCTGCCAAAGAAGGTCGTGGTAACATTGTAACTGACAGTTCTGGTAGACCTGTTACGGATAGCAGGGGTCAGGCGGTTACTACAACTAGAGGCAGTGAAAGAGATAGAAGCACTATTGAAAGACAAGCCGATGCTATGCGAAGAGAAGCTGACAGAAAAGAAAGCAAACCCGCAAGTAAACCAGCAACATCTGCAGCTGATTATAATAGAAAAGACGGCGGCGGCGGTGGAGGCGGCGGTGGAAACAACGATGGTTGTTTTGCCAAAGGCACTTTAATTACCATGCAAGATGGTAGCAAAAAACCCGTAGAACAGATTGATATTGGAGATGAAGTTGCAGTAGGTGGATTTGTATTTGCTGCAGGACGTTTCTTAATTGATAACCTGTATGATTATGAAGGTATCAAAGTATCAGGTACACACATGGTAAACGAAGAGGGTGTTTGGACTCGCGTTCAAGACAGCAAGAAAGCAAAGTTTGAAAGTGATGATGATGTAGTTGTTTATATCTTTGGTTCAGAAAACAGACGCATTGTAATTAATGACACACTTTTCACTGATTACTTTGAAGTAACTGAGCAAGAAAAACTTAAAGAAATTGGAGATTCCTACTTTACAACGTGGAAAGAACATGCTATACTAGATAGCGAAGACAACGTAAAGATAAGGAACCTTAACGATGATACAACAACGACTATGGCGGCTGAATGAAGACTATGACACGTTAGTAAAATGGTGGGAAGAATGGGAGTTTGGGAATGTACCAAAAGAATGTCTCCCACCAGACGGCGTAGTAGTTGAACATGAAGGCTCACCAGTTTGTGCTGCTGGTTTATATATAGGAATTGGCACACGTTTTGCTTTTATGGAATGGTTGGTAACGGATAAACATGCACCACCCAAGATAACACACAAAGCAATTAAGCTGTGCTTAGATAGTGTTTTTGCACTTGCTAAAGAAAAAGGTATGACCTTGATATATACTACTACTAAGGAACCTAGTCTACAAAAAAGATATGTTAAATACCACGACATGACTCTTGCGGAAACAGAAGTTCAAACCTTTTTAAAAAACTTAACAGACGATGAGTATGAAGATTTAGAATGGATTATTGACGAAGAACAATACTGGATTCGTGAAGGAGAGAAAAGTGGATGAATTTATCCTAGAAATAAGTGACCGTTTTGAGTCATTGTCAGATGACGAAAAGGATATCATACGTGGTATGGTAGGAACCCCAGAGTATAATGTACTGTCAAAAGTATTTGGTTCTGGGTTTATGCGGCAAATTGTATTGGATAAGCCAAATACAATTGCTAAAAAGAAACGTGGTCTAGGTACACGATAACCACCTAGATTAGCTGGCCCACCCTTCCCCCACCCCGACAGGTGGCTACGTTGGCCCCAGTATAGGAAAAAACAATGAACGATACAATCATGGCTGAAGAAATGAAACAGCCTAATAAAAAAGCATTTATCTCTAAGCCTTACTCACGAGATGAAAAGATTAAACAAGATGAAGAAGAACTAGAACAGCTTCTACAAGAACAAAAGGGTGAATCACCCGAAAGTTCTGATGAAGCGGAACCAACCAACGCCGAAGAAAAAACTTTTAAAAAACGGTATGGTGACTTGCGTAGACATATGCAAGAAAAAGAAAAAGAGTTTCAAACACAGATTGACGCACTAAAATCTCAACTGGATACTGCATCCCGTAAAGAAATGAAGCTCCCTAAATCTGATGAAGACTTAGAAGAATGGGCTGCTGAATATCCAGATGTTGCTGCTATTATTGAAACTATTGCTATCAAAAAAGCTAAAGAACAAGCTAATGTTCTTGAAGAAAAAATGAAAGCTGTAGATGAAATGCAATACTCTGCAAAGAAAGAAAAGGCAGAGGCAGAACTTATGCGATTGCATCCAGACTTTGATGATATTAGGGATAGTGATGATTTTCACGATTGGGCTACGGAACAACCAAAGTGGGTACAAGATGCCTTGTATGAAAATGATAATGATGCACGTTCTGCTGCCAGGGCTATTGACCTGTATAAAGCTGACAGAAACATTACCACGAAAAAGTCCAGTAAAAAAAGCGCAGCACAATCTGTCAACACAAAAAATTCTAGAAGCAAGCCGCAAGCGGATGAATCTTCCGATTATCTAAGAGAGTCGCAGGTTCAGAACATGTCACCCCATGAATATGAAAAATATGCGGATGACATCATGGAAGCAATTCGTAGTGGCAAGTTTATCTACGATATTTCTGGGTCAGCACGATAAAAATATAAAAAAAGTGTTGACAAATAGTTGTACATAAGTATAACTAGATACAATAATAGTGTAAGCTTGTTAGCTACTGGCTTACATTATATCTCGCAAACGACAAAAATCTTCAAGATTACCTGAATAACATGGCCTATTGAGTACATTAGTTGCAACTCTTGTACGAGATACACCCTACGTTAGACAGCCTCTGCAAAGAATTGTACTGTTTGCATCTGTGAAAAATCCAAAATAATAGGAGATGGATTATGGCTTTTCCAAGAGCGCCGGGTTATAACAACTTGCCTAATGGCAACTTTAGCCCTGTAATTTACTCCAAACAGGTGCAACTTGCTTTCCGCAAGGCCGCTGTTTGTGACGCGATTACGAATAACGACTACTTTGGTGAAATCGCTAACTTTGGTGATTCCGTCAAAATCATTAAGGAGCCAGAAATCACTGTTAAGGCATATGAGCGTGGTACTACTATCACTCCTCAAGACCTTGATGATGAGGACTTCAGCCTTACTATCGACAAAGCAAACTACTTTGCGTTTAAAGTCGATGACATTGAAGAGGCTCATTCGCACGTTAACTTCCAGTCTTTGTCAAGTGACCGTGCTGCATACCGTCTTGCTGACCAATTTGACCAAGATGTTCTTGGCTACCTGTCAGGCTTTAAGCAGTCTGCAATCAGTGGTACACCGGACACTGTTAACACTACTGTTAACGGTTCAAAGGCTGTTTCAACTGCTGGTTCTGACGAACTGCTCTCATCCATGAAGCTGAACGCATCCGATTTCAATGCAGGTAATGCTGCTAACTGTATCGGTCTGAAGCCTCGTGGTTCAGAAGCTGTTCCAACTGCCGCTGGTACAACTAACCCACTTTCTGTGATTGCACGTATGGGTCGTCAACTCGACCTGCAAAACGTGGACTCTCAGGGCCGTTGGTTGGTCATTGACCCAGTGTTCGTTGAACTGCTGAAAGACGAAGACTCACGTCTGTTTGACGCAGACTTTGGTGGTTCTGGATTGCAGAACGGCCTGATTCTGAATAACCTGCATGGCTTTAAAGTCCATGTTTCTAACAACCTGCCTAAAGTCGGTACTGGTCCTTCCACAACTGGTGGAACCAATGCTAACAACTTTGGCGTGATTGTTGCTGGTCATTCATCATCAGTCGCTACTGCTGACCAAATCAACAAGACTGAAACCTACCGCGACCCGGACAGCTTTGCAGATATCGTCCGTGGTATGCATCTGTATGGCCGCAAGATTCTCCGTCCAGAGGCTCTTGTCAACGCCAAGTACTGCTTGGTATAAGGAGAATAGATTATGGCACTAGGTGATAACACTCTCCAAGCCGCACGTGGTAACTCGCAGCGTGGCCGCAACCCTTACATGGTTCAGACTACTCTGAACTGGGCAACAGCTTTGTCAGACAAAGGTTCTGCTCTTGCAGCATCTGATGTTGTTCCTGTCATTGCCGTTCCTAAAGGTGTAATGATAATGAACGCAGGTATTGAAGTTGATACTGCTACTGACGGTTCTACATTTACTGTAGACGTTGGTATGGTAGATGCTGATGTATTTGTCGATGGTTTTGATGCTACGTCAGCCGCTGGCGTACTGTCGCAAAACCCTGCAGCTTACCAGCCAGTGATGGCTGTTGCTGACGATAACATTGACGTGACTATCGCTACCCTTTCAGGTGGCGCAGTGACTTCAGGCAAGTTTCGCGTCTGGGCTGTCCTCATGGACTGCAATGACGAAGGTGACTTGACTGCTCAAGAAGTAGCACGTGACGTTATCTAACTAACATAGTATTGGGGCAGGGCAACTTGCCCCTTTACTTTCTTTCTTTACAAGGACGTATGATGGCATATACTTACATAGATATTACAAATGAGGTACTTGCTCGTATGAACGAGGTAGCCCTGACTGCAGCTAACTTCAGCACAGCTAGGGGTTTTCAGGTACAATGTAAGAACGCAGTTAATGATGCTATCAACTATATTAATCAGCGCGAATTTGGCTGGCCCTTTACACATTCAACAGAAACACAAACATTAGTCGCGGGGCAGACACGTTATACTATCCCTGCTGACACACAGTCTGTTGACTATGACACATTTCGTATTAGCAAAGATGACACTCTTGCTGTATCGGGTGTTACTTTGCGTATTCTGGATTACAAAGAATATACAAAAAAATATATTGACCAAGAAACTACGTCTGATGTAGGTGCAGTTCCTATATATGTTTTTAGAACACCAGATAATAATTATGGTCTTTATCCCTATCCAAATAAAGCATATCAATTGAAATATGAATATTATCAAAAACCAACGGCTTTATCTGCAGATACAGATGTTCCTACAATACCTGAACAATTTCGTCAGGTTATTGTAGATGGTGCTACAGCGTATGCTTATCAGTATCGTGGTGAAGCACAACAATATGGTATTAACTTTGCAAGGTTTGAAGAGGGAATTAAACAAATGCAATCTATTCTTTTAAATCGTGCAGACTATGTAAGGTCTACATATCTTCCCTACTCACAAAGGTACGGTGCTAGTGTAGCTGGATTTTAGGTGATACAAAATGGCAGATGAATCCGGCCTCAGTCCTTATGTGTTTGCTTGTGAAGGTGGGTTAGTTCTTGACCAGCCAACCTTTAAAATGCAACCTGGCATGGCACTTGAACTAGAAAACTTTGAACCTGATGTACGTGGTGGCTACCGCCGTATCAATGGCTACATCAAATGGAACAGCAATATTGTTCCTCAGACAGCCAGTTCATCCGAAGCAGTGCTTATGTCTGCTTTCTTTCCCGGCAACAACAAAGTAATTGCTGCACGTGGAGAAAAAGTATTTGAGGCTGGTACATCAGGTAGCTGGACAGAGATTGACACAGGACGTACTAATGCAAACAGGTACACGTTCTTTAGATATAACCTAGCTGGTACTGACCACATTATCTGGGCTGATGGTGCAAACCATGCAACGAAGTATGATGGCACAACTGTAACAGATATTAATGCAACAGGCGCACCATCTAATCCAAAGTTTGTTGTAGGTTATAAAAATGCTATGTTCTTTGCAGGGCATAGTGCTAATAAAGAAGAAATTGTATTTACAGCACCTTTTACTGACAATGATTTTAACACAGCCAATGGCGCAGGTTCCATACGGGTAGACAGCACAATCACTGGATTGTTTCCGTTTCGTGATGAACTGTACATCTTCTGTGAAGAACGCATCTTTAGACTTGTTGGCAACACTGTCGCAGACTTTCAGATGCAACCTGTTACCAGAGACATTGGTTGTCTAAATAACTTTACCATCCAAGAACTAGCTGGTGATATTATTTTTCTTGGACGAGATGGACTTAGAACAGTAGCCGCGA